TTCGGCACTGGCCGCGATGGTGGGTCGAGCCAACAGTACTTCGACGAAGGTTCCGCAGCACGCTTCTTCTACTGCGCCAAAGCTTCCAAGTCTGATAGAGACGAAGGATTAGAACAATTTTTAGAAAAGCAAATAATAACTTTTCAAACAGGTGGTGGTTCTTCTGGTAAAGCATCATCTATATCTGAAGGAAGAAACACACAATACAAAAATAATCATCCAACTGTAAAGCCAACTGAATTGATGAAATATCTTGTCAAATTGGTGACACATAAAGATGGTATTGTTCTCGATCCTTTCATGGGATCAGGAACAACAGGTAAAGCGTGTGGCTTTGAGGATTTTAGATTTATAGGTATAGAACTTGATCCTAATTATTTTGAAATTGCGAAAGCAAGAATAGAACATGCATATGAAAAAACAACAGTAAATCTTGAAGACTTTTTTAAATGAGGAATGTGAATGAGCAAAGAATTTTTATGGGTAGAAAAGTATAGACCTAATAAGATCGATGATTGTGTTTTGCCTGATCGTATTAAATCTATGTTGAAACAATTTGTCGATCAGAAAAATATTCCAAACATGATCTTATCCGGACCTGCGGGATGCGGCAAAACTACTTCTGCTATTGCTATGTGTGAAGAAGTAGGATGTGATTATCTTTTTATGAACTCTTCCGATGAAAGAGGTATTAATCATATTAGAAGCACAGTTATTGGATACGCTTCTACAGTTTCTTTGATGGGTGGAAGTAAAGTTGTTATACTCGACGAAGCTGACGGTCTTACGACAGAAGCACAAGACGCGCTTCGTGGTATCATTGAAAAGTATTCTGTGAATTGCACATTCATTTTGACATGTAACTTTAAAGCACGTCTTATTGACGCCATTCATTCAAGATGTCCAACAATAGATTTTACTCTCAAATCAAAAGAGAAGCCTTTGATGGCGTCAAAGATGTTTAAGCGTCTAGAAAACATTTTAAAGACGGAGGAAATCACATATGATAAGCAAGTTCTTATCAGAATTGTCGAAAAATATTTTCCTGATTACCGCAGAACTCTTGGTGAATTACAAGGCTTTGCTGCTTCTGGAAACATTGATGTTGGTATTCTTTCTCAACTTGACGGCATACGTGCAATAAAAGAATTAGTAAAATCTATTAAAGAAAAAGATTTTAGTGGTATGCGTAAGTGGGTAGTACTAAATTCTGATGTTGACCAATCTAGAATTTATAGAAACATTTATGATGGCCTTAATGAATATTTGAAACCAGAATCAATACCTGCTACTGTAGTTACACTTGCCAAGTATCAATATCAGTCTGCGTTTGTTGCTGATCCTGAATTGAATTTAGTCGCATGTCTAACAGAAATCATGGTTGATGCGGAAATAAAATGACTGATCTTTTCAAAGAAGTTTTACCATCAATTATGCATAATAAAAAAGACTTATCAAATGATGAAGGTTTTGAAAAATCTTATAATTCTTATATTGTAAATAAGGCTCTTTCATTTCATTTAGACTGTATTATGGCCGCAAATGAAATGAACAAATATCATCATTTACCTGTAAAGATGCAATATTCTTATTTGCTAAATAGAGTTAGAGGTTATAAAAGACCTTTTAAAACATGGGAGAAGCGAGAAACCATTGACGATTTGGAAGCCATAAAAGAATATTATAACTATTCTAATGAAAAGGCAAAAGAAGCATTGGTTCTGTTAAACGCTAACCAAATAAAAGAAATAAAAAAAGCAATAGATAAAGGTGGCATAAATGACAGTAAACCTAGACGAGTTCGTTGAAGTACGACTTTCTGATCCTCAATCTTTTCTAAAAGTAAAAGAAACATTAACGCGTATCGGAGTCGCTTCAAAAAACGACAAAACATTATATCAATCAGTTCATATTTTACATAAGCAAGGACATTATTATTTGGTTCATTTCAAAGAAATGTTTATGCTAGATGGTAAGCCTACGGATTTTTCGGAGGAAGATAAAGGAAGAAGAAATACAATTGCTAATCTATTATCGGAGTGGGGATTATTAACACTTGTCGATCCTAAAAAATCTTCTGATCCTTTGACTCCTATTAGTCGCATTAAGGTTATTTCATATTCTGAAAAGCCAGAATGGACACTTATGACAAAATATACATTAGGCAAAAAAAGAGATAGATATAATAATATAGATTAAGAAAGTGAGTATAAGATGGTGTCTTTGAAACTTTGGAAAATTCATCCGGAAGTAAAACTTCCTACACACCAGACAACACAATCTGCGTGTTTTGATTTGGCTTTTTCTAATGCTGGTAAAGGTTCATATAAAGGCTATACAAGTATGAATAAACCTTTCACGCGCGAATTAAGAGGAAAGTTGACTATCGCTCCTGGTGATCGAGTTCTAGTGCCTACAGGTATTATTATGGATATTCCAGAAGGTTATTCTGTGCGACTTCACGCTAGATCAGGCACTTCATTAAAGCAAGGTCTTGTTCTTGCTAATGCAGAAGGTGTCATTGATTCTGATTATGTAGATGAAGTATTTATTTTAGTTCATAACATTTCATTGAACTATCTGAATATAAATCCTGGCGATAGAATTGCACAAGCCGAATTAGTTAAAAACTTAGATTATGAAATTGTTAGTGCAGTTACACGTCCAATGGTCAAGACAAGCCGCACTGGTGGATTTGGTTCAACAGGAGTTGTTTCAGTCAATCCTCAAGACATAGTGGTTCAAATTCCTGATCCTAAAATACCAGATTTTTTGAAAAATAATGATGTTAAACAAGTACCAATAAAACGCGGTAGAGGAAGACCAAAGAAAAATGCCTAAAGCACATAGAATTGGCGATCAAAGGATGTGCGGTGCAACTACTATAAGTACTGGACAAAATACAAATGTTTTTATTAATGGACAATTAGCGGCTGTCGAAGGCGATTTAAATGATCACAATAATCTGGGCGCATTGATTTCATCTGGTCCAGGAACAATAAAAATTAATAATAAAAAAGCCATCGCTACCTTAATAGATAATTCTAATCCAGATCAGATTGGTCTTATTACACATGTTACAGGTTTGCCAACGCCAGCAACTGGCTCTACTAATACTAACATGTATGGCGGTGAAGGTTCTTTTGGAGGTGGTCTAGGAAGTTTTGGTGTTAGTGGTTTGCCTAATGTCGGTGAACTTCTTAGTTTTGCTGGTAATATAGTTGGAAAAGTTTATAGAAATGCTGATCAAGGAAGCAATTCGGGTTTATTAGTTATGAATGAAACTAATGCTAATACACAGCCATATATAGGTTCAACAGTAACTGGTGTTTCTTCTGGAAGAACATTTACGTTTTCTAGTTTTTATAATTCTTGACTATTTTGTGAAATATAATATATAATGATAACGGTGATAGCCTAATAGGTATCACTTTAATCTTGCTTAAAAGGAGAAAAAATATGAAGCAATATAACACAAATAACTTTGGCAGTCATTTTATTGGATTTGATGATTTTTTTGATCGTCTTAAAGAGGCAAATGGCGCTTTAGGAAAGATTACAAATTATCCGCCTTACAACATTAAGAAGGTAGATGATGAACATTATACTATTGAAATGGCTGTAGCTGGATTTGGAAAGTCAAATCTCGATATCGAGTTCAAAGAAAATGAACTAACAATTACAGGTAAGCATGAAAGCGATGAAAGTGATTATATTTATCACGGTATCGCGAATCGCGCATTCACTAAGAAATTTACTATTGCTGATAGTGTAGTTGTTAAAGACGCTGCATTGGTTAATGGTATTCTTAAAGTCGCTCTGGAAAGAATTGTTCCAGACGAGAAAAAGCCTCGTAAGATTAATATTATGGACCCATTTGGTATTCAAGAAACTACAAAGCAATTTCTTAATGAAGGCGCTATTTGGGGATCATAATAAATAATTGATTATAGGAGAGGTTTTAATAGACCTCTCCTTATATTATGTGAGGATTAATTTATGCAATTAACTATTGAACATTCCGTGACAGTCATTACGCCTACTATCGGTTCTAATAAGATATTAGATGCTATTCAGTCAGTTAAGGATCAGACTTACAAATGTAAGCATTTGATTGTTATTGATGGTTTCGATCATCAACAAAAACTATGGGACATGAAAAGTGGCGAAACAAAATATGAAGTAGATTTTGTTGTTACACCAGAAAATACAGGCAAAACCGGTGGCAACTTTTATGGTCATCGTATTTATGCAGCATACCCACACCTAATCAATTCAGACTACATTCTATTTCTCGACGAAGACAACTGGTATGATCCTAATCATGTTGCTTCGTTAATCGAAATAATCGAAAAGAAAAATTTAGATTTCTCTTTCTCTCTTCGAAAGATTTACTCACCAGATAAGAAATATCTTTGTGATGATAACTGTGAGAGTCTAGGTAAATGGCCTATCTTTTTTACTAGAAGTTCACCGCACGGTCCACAATATCTCATAGATACATCATCTTTTTGTTTCAAGAGAGACTTTATTCAGAAAACATGTCATCTTTGGCATTCCGGTTGGGGTGGTGATAGATTATATCTTTCATCTATTAAAGATCATGCTAGGTTTGATACAAACGGAAAACATACTCTTTGTTATCGTCTAGACGGTAATGAAGGTTCTGTTACAGAAGAATTTTTTAAACAAGGCAATAACATTCAAGAACAATATTATGAAGGAAAATATCCATGGCTAAAGATTTAGTAATAGGCGCTGCCAGCAATTATGATTGGAACCATTTAAAGTATTGGGTAAATTCAATTAAAAAAACTGGTTTTAAAGGCGACATTGTTATCGTAGCAACAAATATGTCGGGCGAAACATTAAATAAATTAATAGAGCAAAACGTAAAAGTTTTTGCATATGGTAAAAGAAGTGAGGACGGCGGTATTCATAAATCGGAGAATAACATTCCGCCACATGTCGAAAGATTTCTTTTTATATGGGATTTTTTGCGCAAACATAAAGAACAAGAATCATACCGTTATGTAACTGTTACAGATACTAGAGATGTTATTTTTCAAAAAAATCCTGTTGAATATTTACAAAATCATCTTGTTTGTAGGTCTACTATTGTTGCTTCTTCGGAAGGTCTAAAATATAAAGATGAACCTTGGGGATGCAGAAACTTTCAAGAAACATTTGGTCCTATGGTGTTTGAAGAATATAAAGATGAACTAATTTATAATGTAGGTGTTATTGCTGGTTATGCAGACGATGTTAAAGATTTGATGATTGAGATTTTCTTTCAGTCTATAAATCGTCCGATACCAATAGTAGACCAAGCAGTTTTTAATTTTTTAATTAAACTAGAAAGTCATTCGTCTATTAATAAAATAGGCAATATGGGTGGTTGGGCAATTCAATTAGGAACTTCTTTGCTGGCAATAGAATCTGGTGCTGGTGATATAGGCTTAGTTTGTCGTAATGATCCCTCAAAGTTAGAAGAGTATAAAAGATCATATCAAGATACACAACCTTTAGTTGAAGGTAATTTAGTAACGAACGGCAAAGTTCCTTTCCATATTGTTCATCAATGGGACAGAGTACCACAAATAAAAGATATGGTGGAAAGAATTTATGGATAATTTAAGATTAGGTTTTACTGATACATTTGAAGGAGCAAAAAATTACTTTACGCACCTTCTTTCAAAAAGGTATAATGTAATTCGAGATGATCAAAAACCTGATTACTTAATATTTGGTGATCGGAATTTTGGCGAGAATAATCTTATTTACAATGATTGTGTAAGAATTTTTTATACTGGCGAAAACCAACGACCCGAATTTTATAATTGTGATTACGCGATAACATTTGATCATCCTTATAATCATAAAATGTTTAGATTACCTTTATACATAATTTATGAGTTTGATCATCAAATCTTTAAAAATAGAAGATTAAGATTAAAAACGGACGACCTTTTTCTTAAAAAGGCAGATAATAATTTTTGTTCTTTTATTGTGAAGAACCCCGGATGTCAATATAGAAACGAATACTTTCATACATTATCTCAATTTTTTCCTGTTGCATCGGCAGGTCCTTTGTTTAATTCTTTAAATGGTTGGACACCAAGAGACGTAAAAGAAAAAGTATTGTTTATGAGTGATTTTGCTTTCAATCTTTGCTTTGAAAATAGTTCCTACCCCGGCTACTGCACAGAAAAATTATTTGAAGCATTATGCGCCAAAACAATTCCTATATATTGGGGCAGTAGCACTGTTGGATTGGATTTTAATACAAAAGCTTTTTTGAATCGTTATGATTTCAATAGTGACGAACAATTCATCAAGGAAATAATTTCAATATATAAAGACGAAAAAGAGTACAATCACATCTATATGCAACCGATGTTTAGTAGTTCACACAAATCATTCGAAGAAGTCGAAATAAATTTCTTGGAATGGTTCGGTCATAATGTGTATAAAGGCGAGAAAAAATGAATAGAGCATTAGTTTTAACTCCTACTGGTGTTCCTATGTTTTACCATGATGATTACAAAAGAAACGATCATTGGCGTTTTATTAATACAGAACGAACATATGACACTTGTGTTATTATTTATAATAATTTTCATCCAGAACCCGAATCATATGATTATATTATCCGTCGTCCAGGTCTTAAATGGAACTTATTGAATGAAGTTTCAAAGTTTTTAAATATAGATAATTATGATTATATCGCATGTATAGATGATGATTGGTGCACTGATTATCAGTCATTAAATCGTGCTCTTGAAATAGCAAGAACTTATGATTTCCGATTATTTCATATGTCTACTACTTCTTTTAATACATATCCGTGTATGAGACATAATCCTGATTATTTTTTCACAGAAACAAACTTTATAGAATGCGGAGCGCCTATTTTTAGAATTGATAAGTTTAAACAAATGATGCGTTTTATGG